GGGTTTGACCCTTTTGAGGACGCGGGACTGTGGGGCTAGGAGAGTAAATGGCGGAACTTTTAGAAACTGGCGTCTTGGTTGACGACGGAAATCCCGGTGCGCCACTTCCAGTTCAGGCATTTGGAAAAGATGGTGATCTCCCCATTGATTTAGAACTCGCACTCGTAGTGCAGTCCGCACAGATGGCGAAAGAGTTCATTGGCAATCGTCAGTGGACGCTCCTTTACAGGGATGCGGATTTGCTGTTTCAATCACCGCGCCCTCTTGAAGTTTATGAAAATACATACGTAATGACCCCGAACGTCCAGCGGTTCACGGTCGCTAAAGTATGTAACGCGGTAGTTCCGCAACTTTATAAGGGACTGTTTTACGCCGATCCCCCGATGCTGCTACGTCCGCGTCCGGGTACGAGCCAGAAAGTTATTGACGCTAAAACTGCGCTTTTCTCATTTATTCTGGACGATTGTCGATTCAAGAACCATGTCAAGTGGGGACTTGAAACGATGGCCCTGTTCGGCACGGCTATCTTCAAATGGGGATATGACTGGAAAGAAATTGAAACTTTTAAACGCGAAGCAACTGTCCGTCATTTAGAGACGACAGGCCCAGACGGCGCTATGATTCGCACGGTTGTGCCTACGGATGAGCCGCCTAAGATTACGCGAACGACGAAAGTCGTCCCACTGCCATTCTTTGAACATCGTCGTCCTGATCTCGTTCTTGTCGATCCCGCACTAGCGTGCTCGGACATCCGTGAAGCTGGTTGGGTGGTCGACGTCCGCTTTATGGACTGGTATCAGTTCAACGACATGAAAAAAGCCGTTGTCGGCGCTCAAGAAGACGGAGAAGACGGAGTTGCGATAAACGGGTGGAAGTTCCCTAGTGACGCGGCGATTAAGTCAATTTGGGAAGTCGGTAATCTCAAGAGTCATTATACGGACGCTGAACAGTATACATACGCCCGCGGGGTAGTGCATCACGCGGAAGACGAGAATGTGACATCTTCGCCCGATCCCCTGCGCGTTAAAGTCGAAGTCCTTGAGTACTGGGATAAGGGACGAAAAATATTTGTTCTGAATCAGCAAAAAGTTATTTACACGGGTGAGAACGAGTTCAAACAGATTCCGTTCTTGTCGAGTAACTGGTGGAATCGCCCGCGTGCGTTCCGCGGCATGGGTCTTGGATTGATCGTTGGCCAGAACCAACGCGTCGACCAAGGCACGATCAATGCCATTCTCAAGATTTTGTCTTACGGGGTCAACCCGATTTATCTGCGTGACAGGAACGACAACGCTCCGACGCAGACTATCAGGACTGGTCTTGGCAAGATTCTGAGCGTAACGGATACCGAGAAATCTTACAAATTGCTCGAATCTCCCAAAGTGCCGTCAGATGTTTGGAGTGCGCTGAAGGAGTCCGAGCAGGCAACTGAATCGTCTTCTGGTGCAGATCAAACTCTAGTGCAGGGCAGTTCCGCTGGCCCACGGGCTGGAATGGGTCGCTCTGCTACGGGCGCAAACTTGATGGCTGGCGCGTCTGCGACTCGTCTCGACGGTCCGCTTGACAACTTTATCGAACAAGTGTTCAAACCGTTCCTCGGTGTAATCGACCGATTGACATTCAATGTCATGTCCGATGCGGCTATTCTGCATGTCCTCGGGCAAGAGCAAGGGCAGGACTTCCTGAAAGATTTTAGCATTCAGGACTTCCACGATGCCCAGATTGAGTACGAAGTCCTAGCAGGATCGTCTCTCGCTGCGAAGCGGACAATGGCGCAGAGCATGGTCATGCTCACCCAGATTCTGGATAACCCTCAGATTCAGGAGATGCTAGCCGCACGCGGCAAGGCGGTTAATATCGAACGGATAATCGACATGATGCTAGAAAGTTCTGAGTGGAAGGACCGGGAAGACGTTATTGTTGATCTTACCCCAGATCAAATCGCCGAACGAAAAGCAAACTCTAAGGCGGCATTGCAGCAAGGGGCAATGCAGGCAAAGCAGCAATCCGATCAGCAGAAGTTCGCTCAGAAGCAGCAGTTGGAAGACCAAGCGAGTGACAACCGTATCAAACGGGACATCACGCGGGAAGCGGCAAAAGCGAGCGGCATGAGCGAAGCCGTTAACGGGACGCCGTCGCAGCAAGGAATTCAGGGACAGTTGCCCACAGTCGAATAGAAAATTGAGTTTACGGGAGGTGTAAATGAGCGATCACGAACTACTCCGCGTAATGAAGGAGATGATAATGAGCATCACACAACTGAACACGGACATCGCGACTCTTAGCACCAATGTAGCGGCTTTGATTGCCCAGAATGCGAATAGCGTTCCGCAATCTCAGGTTGACGCTGCGGATGCTGCGGTTAACACGATTAACGCCTCGGTAGTTGCTGTTCTTGCACCAGCTTCGCCTGCTCCTGCGACACCGACGCCAACTGCGTCGACGCCCGCAGCGTAGGAACATTAGGGAGAAGCATAGAGAAAGTATTGCGCCGCTGAGAATGCGGAGTCTCGCGAGGCAGCGACGGTAGCACCGTCTGGTTACCCCTCGCCTTCCTATATAGGTTTGTCAGTACCTAACTGACCCGACGCCCAGCGGCCCGCGAGGGGCTGGGCACAAATTTTAGGAGGACAAATGAAGAATGTTGACGGGGTGAATATCGCGAGCTGGGCTGTATATCCTAAAGAAGATGCTAAACGAGCCCGGGATGTCAGTGTGTACGGAATAGACGAATTGTCAAAAATTGACATTCGCGAGCGGCACATCCTCGTGAGCTACATTCGTAACGAGGGTTTTGGTATTCTTCAACGGATTATGGAGGACTCGCTCAAGACGCTGAATCAAAATCTCATCAAGGCAACAGGAGTTGACGCGATTGTATCAGCGCACGCGGAAGTAAACGGCGCAGACAAGTTTTATCACACGCTCATCAGGATGCTTCAAGAAGAGACAATGCTCGCCGCACAGGAGGGGTCAACCGTTGGTTCAATCGAGAACCCCGAACGCCCTGCGTATATGCCCGATTTTGAAGGACAAGAGTCATTATAAGGAGGAGAAATGGCACTACGAAAATTTGATGTAGACAATTTGTCCGCAGATCAGTTCGCGGCGAAGATGAAAGACCCTGAGTTCGTCACGGAGTTCAACACGCTGTATCCGCCGCAAGCGGCGATTACCCCCGACGGGATGGCACCCGCCGTTGAGAGCGACCCCGAGGGGTTTGTTGCGCCTACGCCCGTAGTTGCGATCGCGACTGTTGAGCCGATTGTTGCGCCTATCGAACCGGAAGCCGCGCCTGTCGCCCCAGTGGCTGAAGTCGAGCAGAAGCACGAATATCAACCCGTCGATAAGTACGGGCACAAAGTCGGCGGCGTGCAAGTCATCAAATACAAGACTCAGGCCGAGTTGATCGAGAAATTGACAAAGAACCACATGGAGTCAATCTTGTGGGCGCGTGAGGAGCACAAAGCGCGAGTTCTCGGCAAGCCTGTTGAAGAGGACGAACTTCCTGCGGACGCGGAACGCGGCGAGGTCGAGTTCGTCGAATTGAAAGCGAAGAACCTCACGACGGAAGAGCGATTCAAAATCATTCAAGAAATGCAAGACCCGGCGACGTTTGATGAGGGTCGGGCAAAACTTTTCGAGTCGGAGTTCGGAGTACCCCCTTCTAAGATTAGGGAACTCTTGAATACAAGCCAGATTACCGCGAAGCAAGCTGTTGTAGAAGCCGCTTTCGCGGAGTTCCAGCGGGAGACACCTGATTTTTATCCCGACGTGGACAATATTACGACACTGACGAGTAGGATGGCAAAGCATGGGCTCCTCCCTACTGTCAAGAACTTCAAACTAGCCTATGACGCTGGAGTGAAACAGGATTGTTTCCATCCAGCACCTGTTGTGCAACAGGTTGCCGCTGCTGTTGCAGTGGAACCGGAGCTAAAGACGGTTGCTCCCGTTGTGCCCGAGACTCGGATTACTCCCGTGGCAGAACCAGTACAAACCCCTAGAAGTCAGGCACCATCAGGACTGAATGACAGGACGTCTTCGTCCAGTAGCAATCGACCCGCTACCGATGACAAATCCCTGACTCTCGCAGATATCGAGAAGATGTCCGCTGATGAGTACAAACTGAGGTTGAAAGACCCCGCGTTTGGAAAGTACGTCGAAACCCTTGAGGTTGCGGCGGCTCAGAAAAGAGCGCAGCGTGCAGCGAGCCGAATCTGACACAATAGGTGATTCACATGGCCTTCTCGCCGGCGGGAAATCAGCTTTCCAACCTCCCGCAATCCACTGTTAAGTATTCATAGTACTTATCCGGAAAACAGGATGGATGGTGAACTGTATGACAAACGCTTCAGAGAGAATCTGAAAGCGAATACGCCGTTCGTGCGCTGCTCGCAGCGTCTCGATCTGCCTATGAAGTCCGGTAACCAGTATTGAGCAATTTGTACTGGAAATAAATCTTGCTAAATCGGTGAACCTCTGCTATACTAAAAATAGCAGACAATACCGAGGAAAGACATTATGAACGATAAACATCGTTGGCCGTATGTGGCCGGAATCATGGATGGAGAAGGAAGTTTTTCCATTTATTACAACTCGTATAGCAACAATCACAATGCTAGGATTACGGTTGGTTCGACTTCAATCGAATTGATTAAATACCTCATGCATAACTTCGGCGGCAAGTTCTACAGTATTGAACCCGAGAAACTTTCGGGGTTCAATCGTAGGACTATGCACTCTTGGCGATTAAGCGGCAATAAAAATAAGGAAGCGTTTATCCTTGGGATTTTGCCCCATTTAGTTATCAAGAAGCAACAAGCAGAAGTGTTTTTGGAGTTTATACGGATACCTCGTTGTAATCAATGGTCAGAAAAAGTAGACGTAGCGAAGAATAAAGAGCTACGGGATTCTTTGATGAAGAAACTTTCAGCTCTCAACCATGGTAATGTATCCGTCACGACTAATACGCAAGACATGGGAGCGCCTGCTTCCTAAAGATAGAGCCTGAACTTACGGACGACCGTAAGAGTGTACTCACAGTGATGTGAGGTTCAGAAAATTCCTTTCTGATTTAACCAAAACAAATTTGGAAATGTTCATGTATGTGCCGCTCGGGGCGCTTACCACGCAGACGACTGAAGGAACCGTAGGTTCTTCTCTGTCGATCAACGTGCTGAACACGACTGCTACGATTGGTGAGTACGCGGATTACGCGAACTTCTCCAGTCTGTCTTTGGCGACTTCTATCGATAACACGGTAGAGAATGTTGCTAAGGAAATGTCGTATCAGCTTGGTGAGTCTCTCTCCGCGTTGGTGCGTGCGACCGCTGACGGTGCGAACAGCATCGATTCCAGCGTTCTTGTGGAACTGGCCGCCTCTTCGGCGACTAGCTTCACCGCCCTGTCTCTGAGCCAAATCCGCAATTCCGTCCAGTCACTGGCCGGACGCAGCGTGAAGCCCTTTGACAAGGGAATGTTTATCGGAGTTATACATCCCTTTGCTTTGGGCGATGTACTCGCCGATAACAGCAATGACTCCCCGATTGACATCCTGAAGCACACGGTTCAGGGTCAACAGACTATGGACACTCTGCCTTCCACCGATCTGGATAGTTCAGACGGTGCGGTTGAGTTGCCGAGTTCGGGCGTTCGTTTCTACCAGACCAACCTCGTAACGCAGACTGCTAATTATCAGAGTCAGACTGGGTTGACCGCTCTCCGAACTTACATCTTCGGGCAGGACGGTATCTTCTCCATCAAGTTGGGTGCTAATA